AGCTTTGCCGGTAACGAGCTTTTAGGTGAATGTGAATTATTAGATACTCCTTCTGGGAAAGTGGCACAAGCTTTGGTTGAGGGTGGCGTAAAGGTAGGTATTTCTTCTAGGGGTATGGGAACATTATCTCAAGAGGCCGATGGAACTAGAAAAGTTAATGAGGATTTTAAGTTAGTAACTTTTGATTTAGTTGCTGACCCTTCAACGAGGGGTGCTTTCCCTGGTATTTCTGAATCTTCCCAGGCAGGTTTAGTTGAAGAAATTGTTAAAGAGACTCTTGACACGGCTGCGAAAGAAAAAGTATTTACTACAATGCTTAAAGATAAGCTTAGAGAAAAATTAGATATTAATCAAAGTGCAGAATGGGCAAAAGAATCTCCTGCAAGTTTACAAAAGAAAGATGCTAAAGACGCTAAGAATAAGAAAAAGCCCACTGTCGAAGACCCCTTTCGTAATTGGGAGGATTTCTATGGTTATAATACAGGCAAACCAAGGATAGTAAGAACAAGAGGCTACGAAGATTTTGACACTGTAACCGCTCCAGCAGAAGTTACGGAAAATAAATATAGGCTTTTAAGTAATCTTTTTCGTGTAGAAGAGGATGTTGAGGAAAAAGAGAGAGAGTTTAATAAATATGGTGTTCTGAAAAATTTGCTTCTTGAAGAGAGGGAAGAGTTAGATGAAAACGGGTATAGCATTAGATCTGGAGTTCGCGGAGGGCTTCTAGGAAAAAAGGTTAGAGCCTTTGGTGGTAGGCTGGCTCAAAGAGGAGCCCAGTTAATAAAGAAAGGCGATCACCAAAGACTAGGCACGACTTTAAGATCAGTAGGCAAAGGGTTAACTCGGGGGGGAGGGGGTCGTCCCACGTTACGACAAAAGAGCCCTGAAGAAAAGGCCGTTATCCTTAAAAGAGCCCATGGCAAGGTTGCGGCAGCACGGAAGGAGAAGGGGTTAATTCGTCAGGCACAGAAAGACTTTAAGCTCAATGCTCCTCTTTCCCAAACCCCAGAAGCTCAACTCATGCGAGGAGCAGCAAGAGGCCCAAAATCTGGTCTACAGAGACAGCATCGGGGGTTAGAACCATTTAAGAAGAAAAAAGTAACTGTTCCCTTTGGAGCGGGGCTATGAATAATTTCTCGAAATTAAAAATTCTTCTTGAAGAAAAAAGACAAACTACTAAACAGTCTTTAACTAAAGCTATTTACGGAGCAGCAGAACAAGAAGGAAAGCGCAGATTATCCAAAAAGAAAAAACCTTCTGAAGGAAAAGCTACAAGAAAGGCTGAAGGCCCAAAGAAAGAGCAGCCTAAAAGATCTGTGACCAAAGGACAATCTCAATCACGGGTCTCAAAACTAAAAAGGAAGGTGCTATCCTTTATTAGTCCTAAAGCAGCATGGAAAGAAGGTCGTAGGAAGGGAATGCAGGACGTAGCCCGTAGAGAAGCTCCTGGGGATACTCACCATAGAGTAACTATGCAAAAATATGCCGCTAGACAGACAGCTTCTAGAGCAGGTACGCCATATAAAGAGCTACCTCATGGTGGGGGTGATCCTAATAAGGAACTATCCTTTATTAGACCTAAAGTAATTCCTCGCTCTAAGCGACATTAACTTGAAAAATTTAGAAAAAAATAACCCTCTTTTTTTAGGAGAGTACATACTAATAGATACGGAGTTTAAATTATGAGTAAATTTGATAATATTTCCCAACTTCTTCCCGAAGGTCTCACCGAAGAGACGGTTTCTGAGATCGCTTCTCTCGTTAGTGAGGTTATTTCAGAAGAGGTTGAAAATAAAGTAAAAGAATTAGAAAACAAAGTTCACGGTTTTCTTCGCATGAAAATTGATGAAGTTAAAGCTCACGCAATTTCTGAGCTTGAAAAAGAAAACGAAACCTTTAAGAACGCTCGCCTCTTTGAGTCACTTAAAGCTCTTATGTCTTTAGAGCTTAACAGTGAGGATGAAAACAATGCTGTTTCTCAAACTAGAAGAGAGTTTGAAGACGTTCAAGAAGAGAACGATGTACTTATCCGTGAATTAAATTCAGCACTTACGGAGTGCTCGAAAATGGAGAATAGCTTAAGTGTTCTTTCTGGAAAAGTAGAACTACTTGAGGAAGAACGATACGATCTTCAGGAGACTGTTACAGTTCTTGAAGAGTCGGCTTTGCTGCCTTTTGAAAGTAATGAAAAGGCAGTTGTTATATCAGAAGAAATTGATTCTGAAGAAGTAACAGACCCCCCTGATGAATCTCGTTCAAATGAGTTCATCAACGAAGAAATGATGGCTTTTATGCCCTTTAAAAAATAATTTGGAGATTATAAAATGAATGTTGATATTAATGGTAGCGTTGGAACTGAGACGCTAGAAAAGTGGTCTCCTGTATTAGAAGGAATAGAAAGCGATTACACAAGAAGAGTTACTGCTCAACTTTTAGAAAATCAAGCTAAGGCAATTATTACTGATAAAATTGAAGAAGGTATCAGTGCAGATATTGGTGGTATAAATACCACAGGTCGCCTTGGTACTTTCCAAAAGTTTGCATTCCCTCTTGTTCGTCGCGTCTATCCTGAGCTAATCGCTAACAACATCGTTGGTGTTCAGCCTATGCAGGGACCAGTTTCACAAATTTTCTACTTAGGAAATTCACGCAGAGATGCAGAGAAATCAAACTCAGCAGACCTTGTTTACAGTAAGTTCATGTTAACTTACGCAGGTAAGGTTGCACAGCCTATCTTTAGTGCTGCTAACATAAACCTTGATGGTCTAGTCCGTGGTTCTGGTGATGGTGCTGGTGATGGCGACGATGTTAACGAACTCATTGGCGGCACTGGTGCTTCTGGTGTTGTTAACACAACTACTGATGCTACTACACCTACGGAGCCTGTTGGTGCTCACATTGCTAACTTCCCAGGTGCTGATAAGGACCGTGGTATCGCCGCTGGTCCAGCTATAATGATGGGGTTCAACCTTTCTGCTGGTGAGCGTCTTTCTGGTTCTGGTATTCCAGAGATGCTGTTCAACATTGAACAGCAGCCTGTTGCTGCCCGTACCCGTAAGATGAGAGCCCTTTGGACTCTTGAAGCTTCACAAGACCTTAAAGCTTATCACAACCTTGATCTTGAGCAAGAACTTACCGATCTTCTTGGTAAGGAACTTCGCCTTGAGATTGACCGTGAAATCGTTGAGGATCTTAGGATGCTTGCTTATGGTATCGGTAGAAACACTGGTACTGCACAAGACTACTTCAAGAGACAAGCTCTTGATCAAGGCTTTAACGGTCCCAATGGTGCTAACTTTAACTTTGCTCCTGACTTCGATGCAAGTTCTTTCCAGTACGACTTTACTGGTCCTCTCGCTGGTCAAGAGGCTGCTACTACCCCTAGGGGTCCTGGATACACCAGAAATGAAGCAGCAAGTGTTTATGAGAACGTCTTCTTACTAGACTTCTCAAGCTCTGCGCTTGATTTCGCACCACAGCATGTCGGTCATGTCTATGCTAACCTTATGGCACTTTGCCAGAGGGTTGCCACTGACATCTACAAGACTACGCTTCGTGGTCCTGGTAACTTCATGGTTACTTCCCCCACCGTTGCTGCTATGCTTCACGCCGCAGCAAAGTTGGAGGGTGGTGTCATGCAAACGGACGGACCTACTAATATGACAGGTGCTCAAGTTACTTATAAAGGTAAACTTGGTGGTCAATTTGATCTTTATGTTGATCCACTTTATCCTGAGGATGAAATTCTTATTGGTTATAAAGGTGCTAACGCAATGGATTCGGGCTATGTTTACTGCCCCTATATTCCATTACAGCAGACACCAACGATTACTGACCCTGAGACTTTCCAGCCTCGTAAAGGGATCATTACTCGGTATGGAAAGGCAGAGGTTTCTCCAGCATCTAGATTCTACAGAATCATCAGACTTGTTGGACCAACCGCAAACTTCCTCTTCACACCATTCTATCAGGTGAAGAATAACTCACTGGTTTAATATCCAACCTGGATAATATTCACAATAATAGGGCGGGGGATTTTTATCCCTCGCCCTTTCTTCTTTATAGGCTATATATAATGTACAAATATCAAAGTAAATGTAAGTTCAGAATGCTAACTAGTGTAGGGGATAAAATTTTAGAAATTCGTCCTAAACAAATAATTGAATCAGATACTCTCCTAGATAATGATTATTTGGTTCTTGTTACTAAGAAACCTACTAAATCCAATAAAGTAGGAAGACCGAGGATAAAACCGATAGAAGAGATAAAAAAGAATGAAGAATCAACAAAATGAACATGCTTTTATTCCTAAGCCTAAATTAAATGGGTATGGAACAAGCTTTGGGGATTTCGGGGGACAGCTTTTAGATGACTACCGTGCTGTAGGTGAGATTGATGCTCCTAATTTAAATCGTTTAACCCTAGAGGATGCTACTGAATTTAGTGGATACGAAACTCTTGTTAAAGATTATATTCTAGGAATGCTTGGGTTTCCTATCGTTAGAGTAGAACTAACCGACTTTCAATTAAAGCACTGTGTTCAGGAAGGGATTAATAAATTAAATTACCATGCTCCTCTTTGGAATTTGCAGTACGCATCTTTTGATGCTTCAGCACATCAAAATATTTACGAAATTCCCCAGTATATGCTTCAAAACCTGGAGTATGTGGCATACAGAAAGACATTATTAACTATTGCAGCGCAGGCAGGAACTCTAGAGTTTGATTTCTTTCTTAAGTATTTTCAAGACAATTTCCTATTTGCGGATATGCAGGTAGGAGACTTCTACTTACTGCAACAAAATCTTGAAATGTATAGAAAAATCTTGAGCCAAGATGGGGGTTTTAATATTGTTGGGGGAAGATACCTTCAAATTTATCCCGCTCCAGCCATGACTCCTGAGAGAGTTATTATAGAATATCGTGCTATTGATTCAAATACCATCCTTCCTGCTTATACCAACTGGATTCAAAGGTATGCGTTGGCTGTAGGGAAGGGAGTTTTATCTCAAATTCGCGGGAAATTTGCCTCTGTGCCGTCGCCTGCGGGAGGGGCAGTACTGAACGGACAACAACTCGCTGCCGAAAGCCAGCAGGAAAAACTGGCCTTAATACAGGAACTTCTCAACGAAATTGAAGAGCCACCCACCTTCTCGACATTCTGATGGCTAGAAAAAAAGAATTATTTAAGGTTTCTACTAACATGCCCCCTCTTCCAGAGCTAGAAGGGAGAAGTGAGTTATCCTTTTTCGATCAAGAGAGTGCAGATATAAACCTATTTAATTTAGTTGATGACGAATTAATCCGTATAGCAGGATCTGAATTGATGTATTACAAGTTCATGAGGTCTGAAGATTACGATGAGGTTTATTTAGAAGCAAGAAGTAAACCAATTGCTTCTGAACCAATAGATGTTTACGGTCATTATGAGCCAAAACCTCTGGAACAAAACCTTACTGAGTTTGGATTAGAATTAACTAACGATCAATTATTTATATTTAACAAATCTTACATCACCGCGAAGCTTCACAGGACCCCTCTTGAGGGGGATGTTATAAAGCCTAAATTTCAGAACCAGAAGTATGAAATTTTTGAGGTTCAAGAAGATAGTTTTCAAATATATGGAGTGTACCATATAGTATGTGCTGCTAAACTTCTTAGGGATGAAAAGGATGTTGTTGACGAGCCATACACTAAAGAGAGTACTGATGTGGGGGGTTATTTAGATTTAGATGACATTTAAGAATCCATCGACCGATAATGTTGAATTAACAACTACGCTTTACTCTACAACAGAGGGGGTTAGCTCCATAGAATCATCAAATGTCACGGGGCAGGAGTATCTTTTGAATCTGATGCTACAAATGGACAAGAAACATGCGTTGCCTCTCAATGGTTACAAGGAAATCGTTAGATTTTTAATTAATGAGTTCGATCAGCTTCCATATCTAAACAATGAACTGGAAACCGTCCAGTGTAAGTG